ATAAATGTTCGTTCAAAAATGCTGCAAAGATAGTCATTATTGTACATATGAATTTTTATTCAGACCTAAAATCCTATATTTGGCGAAACAACTATTTATATTTAGTGATTATGAAAAAGTACATTGCAGAGATGATTGGAACGATGGTGCTCGTCCTTATGGGATGTGGTAGTGCCGTTTTTGCTGGTGGTTTGGCTGATACAGTAGGCGCTGGGGTTGGAACGATCGGCGTAGCTTTAGCCTTTGGTTTGTCCGTAGTAGCGATGGCGTATGCTATCGGAGGTATTTCGGGATGTCACATTAATCCTGCTATTACATTAGGAGTGTTTTTGACTGGTCGTATGAATGGAAAAGATGCAGGTATGTATATGATTTTCCAGGTAATCGGAGCTATTATCGGCTCGGCTATTCTTTTTGCTTTAGTTGCTACCGGTGCTCATGACGGGCCTACAGCGACAGGTTCGAATGGTTTTGGTGATGGAGAAATGTTGCAGGCATTTATTGCGGAAGCAGTATTTACTTTCATTTTTGTATTGGTAGTGCTCGGCTCTACCGATTCGAAGAAGGGAGCAGGTAATCTGGCAGGACTTGCCATCGGTTTGACTCTTGTGTTAGTACATATTGTATGTATTCCTATCACAGGGACTTCTGTGAACCCGGCACGTAGTATTGCTCCGGCATTATTCCAAGGAGGAGAAGCATTGTCACAGTTGTGGTTATTCATCATTGCTCCATTTGTAGGAGCTGCATTGAGTGCAGTTGTTTGGAATTATCTGGGAGATAAGAAATAACTCTTTTAGAAGAAAGAATATAAAGAAGAAAGTAAAGAGGTTGTGTCAAAACGCTGACACAGCCTTTTTTTATGCGCAAAGCCCAGACTTTCTCAAGCCCGGGCTTTGTT